GAATTATGGAGCACAGCTAGAAAAAAAAGCTGAGCAAATTATTTTTGCTAAAGAACCTCCTCCAAGGATCAGCGAAAATAAATCATTCTTCAATTGCAAATATTGTCACTTAGCTGGCATTTGTCATGATGGAGAGAAACCGGAAAAGAATTGTAGGAGTTGTAGAAATGCTATGCCTACAGAGAATGCAGAATGGAAATGCTCATTGCACGGAATAATTCCAGAGGATTTTATTAAAAAGGGATGCGACGCATGGCTGCCGATTTAACTTTTGATGAAATGATGGAAAAACTTGAACCTCAAAGAAAAGAATTTGATGCTTTAGATGAATTAATAAAAGCATACAAAAATTTGCCTGCTATTGTAGATGATGATTATCCAGAATGTCGCCATGTATATGAAATTAAAATTAGAGAATTTTTAGAAGCGTGCAAAGTCAATAAGAGCATATGATCCAACTTCGCTACTATCAGCAGGAAGCTCTAGACGCCATTTATAACTATTTCCTAACCCATCAGACAGGAAATCCTTTAATCGGGCTTCCTACTGGTACAGGAAAGAGTGTGCTTCCTGCTGCTTTTATTCAAGGCATAATGAAGCAATGGCCTAATCAACGCTTTCTTTTAATCACTCATGTTAAGGAGCTTATAGAGCAGAACGCAAGAGCTATGCTAACTCTATGGCCGGAAGCTCCTCTTGGAATTTATAGTTCTGGATTAAAAGTAAAGCAGACAGCACAACCGATTATTTTTGGTGGAGTGCAATCTATGATCAAGCATCCAGACTGGTTTGGTCATAGAGATATTGCATTTGTTGATGAAGCTCACTTGGTTTCAGATATTGAAAGTAGTCAATATAAAACATTCTTTGCTTTCATGAAACTAATTAATCCTAATTTAAAAATTATTGGAATGAGTGCCACCCTGTACCGAATGGGTATGGGAATGATAACTGAAAATGGTTTGTTTACTGATGTTGTGTATGACAAAACAAATCTAGAAGGTTTTAATGAGCTTTTAGCTGGTGGCTTTATGTCACCACTTATTCCGCTTCGCACCAGAACAGAATTGGACGTTTCAGACGTTGGAGTGCAAAATGGAGAGTTTGTTAAAACTCAATTGCAAGGGGCTGTAGATAAACAGCACATAACATTCAAAGCACTACAGGAGCTATGTCATGCCGGTCAAAATAGAAAATCTTGGCTTATATTCGCAAGCGGAATTGAACATGCTGAACACATTGCAGAACAGCTTGGAGCTTTCGGAATTGATTGCGCGCCTGTTCACTCTAAACGGCCTTCTGATTACAACGACGCTGCAATTAGAGCTTTTAAAGCAAATGAACTTAGAGCAATCGTCAATTACGGAAAGCTCACAACCGGCTTTGATTATCCTTCTATAGATTTAATTGGAATGCTCAGGCCGACACTAAGCGTGCCATTGTGGGTACAAATGCTAGGAAGAGGTACACGTCCTGCTAATGGAAAAGAGAACTGCTTAGTTTTAGATTTCGCTCGCAATACACCGCGTCTAGGACCAATCAATGATCCTGTAATTCCGAAAATGCGCAAAGGTGAAGCTGGCGAAATGCCAGTTAAAATTTGCGAAGTTTGCGGTGCCTACAATCATACGAAAGTGCGTTTCTGTTGTCAGTGTGGAAGCGAATTTAATTTCCAAATAAAATTGGTTTCAAAAGCTGGCTCTGAAGAATTAATTAAGGCTGCTGCTTCTGAGCCTGTTCCTGTCATTGAGCAGTTTAATGTGCTAGGGTCTCACTATGAAAAGCATCCCGGAAAATTCGACAAGCCGCCAACATTGAAAGTTACGTATTATACAAGCGGCTTAGCGTTTAAAGAATTTGTCTGTCTTGAGCATAATGGAATGGCTGGCAAAGTTGCTAGAGATTGGTGGAGAAAGCGCCATAAAACAGAACCGCCTTCTACAATTGACCAAGCTTTAAAATTTGTCAGTGAGTTGCGTTGCCCTAGATTTATTCGAGTGCATGTGAATAAAAAATATCCTGAGATATTAGGAGCAGAATTTTGACCTTAATTTATAAAAATATTGATTATTCAGCTTGTAGACGTGGCCATGATGAATTTGAATTAGAGGATGGAGAAACTTTACTTTGGCCGCGTTGTGAAATTACAGATTGTCCTAACAATATATGCATTGGAATAAGCAAAAGTTTATGTTATACTCATGGTATTGAATTTGGTGCATTTACAGAAGCAGAAGTTGAAGCAAATAGAGCAGCAAATAAAAAATGAGCATTCCGGTTAAATGGCATGGTGCTAATAAAATTTTGACTGCTCCTAAAGATACCACTTCTGAGCAAGTTCAAGATTTACCAATTTTCACAAATGGAGTAGTTTGTGTATCTAAATGGCAATTAACTAAAGAAGCCATAGAAGAAATAAACAATACAGGTTGTATATTTCTAAGTATATACTCAGGACAATCTCAACCTCCTGTTTTTATTGGAAGTGAGAAAGAAACAAGAGAAGTTGCTGTTGATTACGGCCCTGTGTGGAAATTAAAATGAGTGACGTTAGCTTAAAGCCTAGACGCTTAGGAGAAATAGAGATAAGAGCTAAACTAGCTCAATTGTTAACTGAAGTAATTAAAGACGTAACTCCCAATAATATGCTCTTTCAAAGCTGCATTGTATGTGAACATTTTGGAGAAAATGAAATCTGCAAACAATACAATGTTAGACCACCAGCTAGAATAATTGTTTTTGGTTGCAAGAGCTTTGAAGAGAGTAGTAATGTTGATGGGGATATCCCATTTTGAGGATCAGAGAATGCAAATCATTTTAACAAAAATTCTTTGGCCTATTTGGGTAATACTAGCTTATTTTCGCTGGAATAAAAATGCAGTTTGCGAAGTTCAAATGATATATCCTAATTTTGAATTTCACGATTATCCTGATGGGATAATTAAAGAGCCTATGCATGGATACGAATATACTTGTGAACGCTGCAAACATAAGTTCTACATTTGATGGCTAGACAACCTCGCTCCAAATCCGAAACTAAATCCAGTCTGCTTAAAGCACTGGAATTTGTCTCATGTGTTAGTGAAAAGATTGGGGCACCATTTGAAACTCATGTTGGATTAAAGAACCATTGGGCTATAATGTTTAATGGCATTATAGCTGCTGGCGCTCCTATTGAAGAAGATTTGTATTGCTATCCCCACACTCAAGATTTAGTCACGGCTCTTTCAAAGTGTGAAGAAAGCTTCTCATTAACTCAGCTAGACAATGAGCTATTGTCAATCAAATCAGGCAAATTTAAAGCCACTGTTGATTGTCTTGATCCATTGTTAATGCAAGAGGCTATTCCTGATCCTCAGATTGTAGGCATTACAAATAAATTTAAAGAAGCTGTAGAAGCTGTAGGAGTGTTAGCTAGTGAAAATGCTCAGCATGTTTTAACTGCATCTGTTTTAATGAATGGCCCATCAGTTATTTCAACAAATCGCACAATGCTTTTTGAATATTGGCATGGTCTAGACCTACCTCCTAATGTGCCATTGCCAAAAGAATTTGTAAAAGCTCTAGCTTCACATAAAAAGAATTTAACAGGATTTGGATTTAGTAATTGTTCAGCTACGTTTTATTTTGAAGATGGTTGCTGGCTTAGAACACAATTATATGCAGCAGAATGGCCGGACGTATCGCGCATATTAAATATAGAAGGAAATATGTGGAGCATTGATGCAAATTTCTTTAAAGCATTAGATGCTGTGTCGCCATTCTCAGAAGATGGTAACGTATATTTTGATACAAATCTTTTAATGTCTGATCCTGATAATCAAGGTGCTTCATATGAATGTGCAGGACTTCCAAAAGGTGTTATTTATCCAATTAAACAATTGAAAATGATGCAGCCTTATGTTAAAAAAGTTGACTGGCAAGCAAAGGGAATACATGAAAGTAGTTATTGTTTAAAATTTGAAGGAGATTTTTGTAGGGGAGTAGTGGCCGGAAGGATCAAATCATGAGAGACGACATTAGAGTAGCTGGAATTTACAAAATTTTAAATAAAATTAATGGAAAATTTTACATAGGTAGTTCTAGATACATAAAGCATAGATGGTCTACTCACAAAAGATTTTTAAATAACAATAATCATGACAATTCTTATTTACAAGCTGCTTGGAATAAATACGGAGAAAATGCTTTTGAATTAATTATATTAGAACAAATTATTGATTTTAACATTTTAGAAGAAAGAGAACAATACTGGATTGACCATTTAGGCGCTAATGATAGAGAACTTGGTTATAATTTAAGATTAGAAGCAAACAACAATAAAGGAATAAATAAAAAATCAGGCTATATTCATACATTGGAAGCTAGAGAAAAAATAAGAGAAGCTGCAACTGGTCGAATGCACTCTATCAAGACTAGAGAAAAATTATCAGCATGGCAAAAAGGAATTGTGCCTTTTAAAGCTACATTTCAAGCAGCTAAAATTAATAGAAAAGAATGGAAATGGCCTCATGAGAAAGGAGTAAAATGTAAATGCGAAGAATGTAAAAGAAAATGGAACGATTATTTAAAAGAATGGAGACAACGTAAAAAAGATAACATCTTCATTGAAGGCAATCAACGCTAATGCCTCTTAACTCTGAAGGCTTAATTACCTTTGAAAAAGAGGTAGAGCTTCTACCTTACAAGCCGCGACCATTTAAACAACGCGAATTTTTAACAGATAGTGAAATACTAGCCAATGCTGGCGGAACATTGTTCTTAAATGTTGAAAGCTATTCTAATTATTTCCTAATAACTTTTAAGCTTCATACAGCTAATAAATTTCTTCAGCTTGAATGTGGGGATGGTAAACACTTCAATCCTCAATTTTTGTCATGGTTGCTTCACAATTATAGAACGGTAGGATTTAATTCAATCAATTTTGATTTGCTTATTATTTGGTTGGCTTATCGCATTCAAGATACAT